ATGGAAGCGTTCCAAGGTGTCTGCGATCCACCGCAGGTGCTGAGGCCAGGAGGCTTCGTCAGCTAGATCGAAGTTCCCCACCGCGGTGGTGATATCGCATGCTTGGCGTGCCGGTTTCTCATCCCAGATCAGCCCCGCGCCCAGTTGGGCTTCCACCTCCGCGCGATGCTGCTGCAGAACCTGGAACCGTGTTTTGGCCAGCGGGCCGCTGAGGTACAACTTCACCTGTACTTGGCGGTCAGCAGAATTTGCGATCGCTGACAAGTGGATGGCGGTCCGGCCGAGGGAGAAATTGAACCAGTGCTGCGGGCGTGGCGCCTGCGTCTTCAATCGCGACGCCCGATCGGTGAGATGCGCACACAGCGCCGACCAGAACTTGAACTGCAGCGCCTTGGTTTCGGACAGCGCTTCGCCGCTGGGGCGGTTCGACGCCGCACGCGTCCAATCGTTGGGCTTGGAAATCATGGTGAATTTCGGCGCGGGCGGCGAAGCCCCGATCGCCCACAAGGCGATTTCCAGTCCGAAGATGGAGACGTCATCATCGGTATGCAGGTTCAACCAGTCGATGGCGGCCCGGTGCTCGTCAGTGAACTGGCGGGCGATCCACACGATGGTCACCGCCTGAAGTCCAGCGGCATAGGTCAGGAGTTGCCCCAGGTGCGTGTGATCGGTGCGTTCGAGCTGATTCTCGATCAGCACCCGCTGATCGCTCCCGGTGTCCCGGCACACGACATCGGCGCGGAACGGCCCTACCGACGCCTCTGAAGATTCCAATTCCAGGTCCAGGCCGATGGCATCGCCGAGCAAGGCCAACCCCTCTGAACTGGCGAGCCAGGGCGTGAAGTGCTGCGATTCGCTCAGCCACACCGTGCGCGGATCGATCTGGATCAAGTGGCCGAGCGTTGTCATAGCGGGATTCTGTCACCCACTGGCGAGGCGTCGAGCACCTGCCCGTCACCCGGATGGGGCTTTGGCCGCACCTCAGCGTCGCCGGGCACCCGGCTTCGCGGCAACCAGCTTGGCTTCCAGCCATGGCCGGAGGCGCTTGGGCACGGCGGTCCACATGGCGGCGTCGATGAATTCCGCGCGATCGTGGCCAGTCAGGCCAAGCAGATCAGCCCACGCCTCGATGCGACCGGTCGGCAGCGAGCGCTTCCCGTGCCGGATGCGCGACACGAGGGACGGCGGCACGCCTGCGCGGCGAGCGAACTCCCGCAGCGTCATCCCCCGTTTCTCCAGGTACTTCCCCAAGAGGTCGTCGATCGATGGAAAGCCCATCCTGGCCAGCCTAGCGATCTTCGACGCTAGGTGGCTCCCAGGTTGCTCTGTTGCCCATGTTGGAGTACACTGCCGCTGCCATGCCACCGGCTTTCCCCATGCTTCCCCCTCCCCGGCGGCTGGGAGGTGACCGTTCCATGACTGACTTCCCCCCTGACTTCGACCGGTTGATCGCCGAGGCGTATGCCGATCGGAGGCCAGTCCCCATCGCGCGAGCGCGTCAGGTACTGGGTGATCTGCTCGAGGAACACCTCCTCGACCAGGAGACCCTGATCTTTCCCAGGCAGGGGCAGGTCGCCCTCACGATGACGAGTTGGGTGCGGGTGCTCCAGCGGGCCAAAGCCCAGGCACAACGCCGGTCATGACCCCTCGCCCCGGCTGGTGGCACGTGGTGGTCCTGCTGGTGGCCAGAGTGCTTCGTCTCGTAGCTGGCCGTGCCCCAGCAGCCAGCAGACCGCCGCATGCTCCTGATTCATCGTCTCGTCCGTGAGTGGCGGACGCCAGCCATTCCGCCTTGCGCCTGACAGGCATCCGCGAGATGCCACCTCGGCGCTGTCCCACGCCCATCGCTGATTATCGGTTTTGGCCCAAAGATGCGACGCGCTGGTCATCCCGGACAGGCGAGGACATAGTTCCACGCAGTTCCCTCTTCTGGAGCACTGACGACGATCACGCACCAGGTCGGATCACCCTCCATCGGGTCGTACACCCAGTGCAGGTCGCCACTGCCAGACACCAGTCCGCCAGTCGTGGCGACCAGGACGCCGCGGTAGAAGCACTCGAGGCGATCTGGGATACCGAACATCTCGTAGGTGATGCGCACGATACCCGGATCGGGACCGAGGGCGTGGCGCGTTCGGGTTGTGCCCTCGCCGCCACTGGCGGTCACCTCGCCGCATGGACGCGGTGGTCGCTCATCTGCAGGACACCGAGAGCACGTCGACGGCGCGACCGGAGGACATCGCGTCACCGCGAGAACCTGTGCGGTCGTTGGTACAAGGCAGCGCATTACCATTTCCCGATCGGGCAGCGGGAAAAGCGATTCGCTGGTTGCCCAAGTCCGGCGCAGGCGCAGCCGGCAACGGCACAGCGGTCGGATGCCAGGTGGGAGCACGCGCGACAGACGCCGAGCCGTGCTATCCGTAGATCGTCCGAAGCAGGGAGTGGTTGGGGCGAGGCCTCAGGTTGCACGCTCTGCATGCGGATATTCGCCCGAACGCTCCCTCCTGAAGTGAACTGGTTTCCGGTCCAGGTCATGCGCAGGATGCCGATGCCAGCGGCGATGGTCACCACGGTCGCCTCATCGCATGGCATGCCGGCATCCCGACAGAGGTCGGCGAGGTGCCGTCCTTGGTAGGCGCGCACCACGCAGTCGGCGGCGTACCGAGAAGAGGCCCCCTTGGCTGCGACGATGTCGGCGCAGCACGGCAACCGGGCGATCTGCTCAGGCGAGAGTGAATGTTCCGTCATCGAAGATCGTCACCGAACCGACAAGGGTTGATCCGCATCCGGGAGCACCGCCGGTCGAGATGCTCTTGGTACGTGTGGTTGGCCACATCGATGCGCGCAAGGTCGTCGCTTGCGGACCGCCATTACCGCAGTCCGCATAGACCTGGATGACCGTCGAACTGACCCATGCGCCGTTGCGGTAGTCCACCCACGGATCGAAGAACATCCACGGACAGCAGAGGTTCGGGTTGCAGTGTCCGGATCCGGGCCAGCAATTCAGGACACCGAGGTAGCGGTATGCGAGGATGGTTGCGACGTTGCAGTTCCCGCAGCCGATCTGCAGCGTCATGTAGTCCGGACAGAGGATCTGGTTGGTCGTGCATGGGCGGCACCCACCGGCGGGCGCGCTCGTCTTGATGGGGGTGGGAAACCAGATGGCCATGTCAGTACGCCGCCGACGCCAGTACGAGCATCTTCTTTGCCACACCATTGTCGCAGACGTCGATCTCCCGGATGCCCATGGCCTTCGCCGTGGTCCATGTGCCGTAGGCATTCAGGTCGAGCTTCAGCAGCGGTGTGACGGTGCTGACTGAGCGGCGGAACAACTCGATGCCGGCGCTGCTGATCCTGGCGTAGTCGCCGTTGTTGGAGATGACGACGACCAGCGAGCCCTGGATGCTGGTCGCGGTGCCGGCACCCGAGCCCAGCGTCTGGTTGCGACTCCATGCCGGTTGGCCACCGAATCCGGAGGTCAGCACGTACCCGCTGTCGCTCTGCTGGCTGTCGATTTCCAGCACGGTGATCTTGGCGAATCCGAACTCGCCGAGGGCATTGCGGCGCAGCGCCGAGTTCGGCGTCGCCACCAGGTCTGCGACCGGGCCATCCGTCGCACCGGCGCGCCCGATCACCGAGAACGCCACACCATCCGACAGCATGCTGCGGGTGACCGTCGTCCAGAGCAGGTTCCCAGCGGCACGTCCGAGGACGCGGTTCGCCACGGTCGCCTGGAGATCGGTGCCCTCGGCGTTCGCGCTCGTCGGATTCACCCAGACGCTGTTCGGGCGCATCACCCCTGGACCACCACCGCCTTCATCATTGATCCAGCGCCCGTTCACCGCGTCGTAGGCGAGCACCTGACCGACGGTGGGAGCCGTGATTAGCACATCCCCGAGTCCAGACAGTTGGTGGGTATGGCTGGCGGGAGCAGCGCCGATGTCGCCAGCAACCGCTCCGGTCTTGCTGATCTTGCTCCAGGCGATCGCCGCGCCGTTCGCGATCTCCAGGTTGGTGATCTGGGCGAAGGCGATGGTGGGACCGCTGCGCCGCAGTACGCCGCCATCGGTCGCAGCCATGATGACACCGGGAGCGCCGGGTCCGCCAGCCACTCGTCCGATGACGCTTGGCCCTGGGAGGTTCGCCATTTTCAGCAACGTCACGGCACCGTCGGCCATCTCGTTGGTGCCCACGGCGGATGGCGCGATCTCCGCTGCTGACGTGGTGCCGGTCAGGTCGCCGCCGAGCGGATGGTCATGCGGTAACGGCGGGAACTGTGTCGGCACGCCCGTGAGCTTGGCCCAGCCGAGGGATACGACCTTGGCATCCGTCACGGAATCATCCGACAGGACCCGCGTGCTGACAGCCCCATCCGCCAGCACCGCCTCTGGGATCTGAATCCATTGCAACGTGCCGCCGACCCGCAGCAGCGCCCGGTCATCGGTATCGGCCGTCACGATCGTCGGTCGCGCCGACGCCGCTGTCGGGTTCGCGACCACGCTGGTTCCGGAGATCTCGGCGAGGTCCTCCACCGCGAGGTTGCGGAAGACTGGCGGCGCGTCGGCTCCCGAGGTCGGCCCGGCTAGCACCTGGTGTACGGGAACCGGGTCCGCGACCACCACCGAGCGCGGTGTCCAGCGTTCAGCGACCGCATCCCACAACGCGGCCTGTCGGTCGGTCGGCGGCATGCTCACGACGTCGACATCGCTGAGGTCGGCGAAGCGGGTCGCCGCACCGCCGCCCCCGGCATCCCCGGCCCGCAGGATGCAAAGGCCATTCTCCGCATGGTGCAGCACCAGGCGCGGATTCTCGCTCGGTTTGATCGGCGTCAGCGCACCGGGCGTGGTGGGATCGAGCCAGTAGTCGGTGTGCGGTTCCAGGTTCTGCAGGCAGCAGATGCCCCACAGCACCAGCAGCGCCGTGTCCTCGTCGGGAATGCGCCCGACCACGGCCAGCGTGTCCGTGGCACCGACCACCGCCGCGTCAGCGAACACCCACTCCGCACCGTTCCAGCGCAGCACATCGCCGACGAACCAGGAATGACTCGCCGAGGTGACCTCCAGCACCAGATTCGGCGCACCACCCGCACTGCCACCGGCGGGAATCTGTACCAAGCCCCACTTCTGCCCGGTGCCGGGTTCCTTCCACAGGATACGTGCGCCACCATCAGAGCCGGTGGTGAGCACGGACGGCTCATCCGTCGTCGCGGTCGCCGCACGGTCATCCTCAGACGTCACCTGCAGTCGAACCGGCGTCACGCCGAGAATGAGCCCCCGCCCGAGCGCACCGACGGCGATCGGTTCCTGGAGGATGCACAGGCGGTCGGCGTGCTGCTCTGCGTCCGGCGGCACGAGCGACAGCGCGACGCGCTCCTGGAACGCGGCAGAATTCTCCGCTGGCAGGATGAGCGGCGCGTTGATACCCAGCACGGCGAAGCGATCCTGATCGGCACCCGAGTCATTGCGCACGGTGACGATGCCGGCGGTGCGCCCAGCCGCTGGGTCATCGACTGCTTGGCCGATGCTGGTGGAGCGCTGTGCTTCAGCCGCATCGATGAAGGCGTTGAACGCCTCCGCACTGATGGAGAGCCGCTGGCCGGAACGGACCTTGGTGAGCGTCATCAGCCGATGCCCAAGGCAGCGAAGTTGCCAAAGGGGTAAACCTGCTCGACGTAGACGGCGGTCGGCTTCTTGATCAGCGTTTTCGCTGCCGCATCGACGTCCTCGCCGTACTGGACCCAGAGGTAATCCCAGCCGCGCTTCTGGATGCCGGTGATGGTGCCGACCGTGAGGCCGGTGCGGTTCGGCGAGGCGGCGAACTTGAAAGCGATCTCCCACGGGTCGTCGATGCCCTGGCCGCGTCTGCTGCCCGACGCGCCGAGGAACAGCACTTCGCCGGGAGCGAAGCCACGGAACGGCCCATTGTTAACAGAACCGGTGAGGCCCATCAGCGCGATCGGGTAGGCCGGCGTGACGAACACCGGCGAGAACACGTGCGCCTCGCTGAACTGGTAGACCGGCACGGTGATGTCGACGCCAGCGACGTTCTGCCCGTCGAAGCCGATCGCACCACCGAGCGCGGCGGAGGCTTGCGGCCCGTAGCGACCAACGGTCTGGAGCGATTGCGTGATGTGCTGCGTCCCACCGCCGGTATCGAACGAGAACACCGGCTGCGGCGTCTCGGTCGGCGTGCTGTCGCTGACCTCGAAAGCGGCCCGCACCTTCCAGGTGGTGGCGTTCAGACGCTCATCGAGCGTGATGCTGCTGCGCGGAATGCCGAGGTAGGCCGACGGGATCTGCACCTGTGCGATCGTGCGCACCTCGGCCTCATCGGCTGCGCCAAGCACCACGTACGCGATCTCGGCCTTGGGCTTGGCACCCATGGTCTCGGTCCGGCCGGCGAAGAGTTCATGCAGCGTGGCTGCCATGCGTCACCCAAAGACCAAACCGTCGCCGTCCTCGATCGCCTGGAGGATGCGCCGGGTGTTGGTGGCGGTCTCTTCGCTGGCTTTGGCGGCACGCTCATTGGCGGTGTCGCCGACGCCGAGCTGCCCGATCGCCGCTGCGGTGAACGAACCGGTGACGTCGAGCTTCGCCGCCTCGGAGGTCAGCGTGCCCGGAAGCTGGTCGAGGCTGGCGCGGAGCCGCCCCAGATCAGGCATCGCCCCAGCGCCCGTTGGCGTCTCACCCGGTCCCGGCACACGACGCTCGACCGCGACGCGGCTCTGCCGTGCTTCGGCGAGCGCCGCCGTCAACTCCGCCCGCGCCCGCTCGACGCCGGCATCACGCGCTTGCACCTTCTCCACCAGATCAGCATCGATGCCGGTGAGGATCGCCTGCCGCTCCTGGTCGCGGTCCGCACCCGCCTGGACCCGCGCCTGCATGCGCTCACTGCGCCGCGCATCGTCGGCCACGATGGTCTGACGCGTGTTGTCCTCGACCTGGAGGCTGAGACCCTCATCCGCGAGCCCGACGAACTCCAGGAGTTCAGCGAGCTTGCCGGCGATGGCACCCACCGCCTGGTTCCACATCCGGGTGATGCCGCCGATCACCCAGTCCCACGCATCCGCGATACCATCGACCACGTCCCAGAACACGTTCTGGATGCCGTACCACGCGGTGGTGAACAGCTTGGCGAACCCGGCAATGGCGGCATCCCACACGTGCAGCAGGAACGCCGTGCCGCGTTGCCATTCCAGCTTCAGCATCGCCCACACCACCTGTGCGGCGAGTGTGAGGTTGCCCGCCGCCAGCGCATCGGCGATGCCGGTCCAGGCATCCACGGCATCCGCCCGCAGCGTCGCGAAACCCTGCCCGAGCAGGCCGAGCGCCTGACGCCCGGTGGCCGTCTGCGTCGCCACCACCGCACCGAGCGTGACGACCCCGGCGATCACCGCACCGATGGGCGTCAGCAGGGCCCCCATGATCGCTCCCACCACCGACAGCAGCGTTCCCGTGACGGAGGCCATCGTTGCCAGCACGCCAAACCCGGCACCAAGGCCGCCCACCGCCATGCCCAGGGCCACCAGTCCCGCACCGAGACCGGCCACGGCAGCACCCACCGTCAGCACGGTCGCCACCAGACCCTGGTTGCGGTTGATCCAGTCACGCAGGCCGACCAGGACCCCGGTCACGCGGGCGGCGAGGCTGGCGATGGTGGGTGCCAGTGCCGCACCGACCGCGTTCGCCACCCCGCGGATGGCGGCACGGATGCGGTCGAACGCATCCCCCAGGCGATCGGCGCTGAGGGCTTCGTCACCAGACATGGTCACGCCCAGGCGCTGGGCCTCGGCCCGTAGCCGCTCCACCTCGCTGATCATCGGCAGCAAGGCGATGCCGGACTTTCCCAGGAGACGCATGGCGAGGGCGGCACGTTCCCCAGGGTCCGCCACGCCGCGCAGCCCGGCGGCGACGGCGGCGAACTGGTCCTCGGTGCGCAGACCGCGCAGGGCCGCTGCGCTGAGGCCGACCCGCGCCAGCGCCTCGGCCGCCGCCGCGCCACCATCCGCCGCTGCTGCGACCGTGCGGTGCAGGACGATCAGCCCGCGACCGAGGTCATCGAGGGAGGCATCGGACCGTTCGGCGACGTAGGCCAACTCCGACAGCGCCTCGACCGACGCGCCCGTGCGCGTGCTGAGATCCACCAGTCGGCCACCGGCCACGATGAACGACCGCGCCGCCACCGTGAGCGGTGCGACGATGCCCGAGCCCATGGCCACCAGCGACGCGCCCAGCCCACGCACGGCCGTGCCGAACGCGGCGAGCCGGCGCTGCGCCATCCGCAAGCCACGCACCAGGGCGCGGTCATCGGCGAACAACTCGACGAAGGCGCGCCCGGCGCGGATGCCGCCTGCCCCGGCCATCTCAGGCGTCCTTCCTGCTCGCCGGCAGCTTCAACTGCTCGCGCTTCTTCATCGCCAGATACCCGGTCGTCGCGGCGGTCAGCACCGCCCCCGCTCCGCCCAGCGCACCCGTCCACGGAAAGGCCGCTCCGCCCAGCGCGGGAGCGATGGACGCCAGGGACGTCGTGATCGCCTGCGTGATCGCCTCGGTATCCGGGCCGGCATGGGTCTCCTCCTGTTCGATGCCGACCCGCTTGATGGAGCCCGAGACCGGGAGCAGCTTCACGCCCTCAGCCGTCGGTACGGGCACCTGCGCCTGGAAGGTGATGCGGTCGGTGCGCGTGGTGTCAGACCGCGACTGGCTGAAGCAGCCGGGCAGGAGCAGGGCCAGCGGCACCACGGTAAGCAGGACGATGGCGGTACGATGCATCATCGGTGGGACTCCGGTGGTGAGCGATCGACGAAGAGGGTCTTGAGGATGGAAAGGTCGGTGATGGGTGGCACCGACAGGCGTTCACGCGCGGAGAATCGCGGCAGGAAATCCTCCGGCGTGTAGGGCCGGTGCCGCTTGGCATCGCGGTGGCAGTTGGCGATGAGTGCCAGGAGCGCCGCCGTGTGGTGCCACTGCTGGCGCGAATGCGCCTGCGCCATCGCAACCAGATCGCGCAGCGTCAGCCCGCTGGGATCGATCCCGAGGATGCCGGCACACTGCCAGATGAGGTCCCAGCCAGCGCCGCCTGCACTGCGGCCTCCAGCGCCGGATCGTCGAGCTTCGCCTCCGCCGCCGTCAGCGCCGCCGCTCGCCACCCCGCCAGCTTGGCGACGGCCTTCTGCAGCACGCGCCGGCGGGGGCTCGGGAAAAAAGCGACGAAGGCCTCCAGCAGCGCCGTGGTCGCGGCGTCGATCACATCACCGGCGAGCGCTCGTCCGAAGTCCTCATCACTGACCCGTCGCTCATCCGCCTGCGGTTTGACCACGGCGTAGAGCACGTCGCCCAGCAGCACCGGATCGGCGACCAACCGATCCAGGAGCGGTCCGCCAACGGCCTCCAGGAGGTCGATGCCGGTGAGGCTGCGCACGCGCTTGAGCGTGGCGACGGTGATGTCGATGCTCCAGGTGCGACCCTGGACGTCGGTGACGGTGGGCATGGTGGACTTCCTGATCAGGGGCCTACGGTGGACAGCTATGGCGATGACACGTGGAGACCTGCTGGCGCTGGTGCGGCGACTGCTCAGCCCGCAGGGACTGGACAAGGATGAACGGATGGCCTTGGCCAACCGCCTGCGCGCGGAGGCGCGCGATCCGGACCTGATCGAGCGCATCTTCCGCCTCGATTCGCCACTGACGCCGGAGGAGATCGTCGATCTGGTGGCGATGTCGCGGTCGGAACGTCTGCGGGTGCCCTCGCTGAACTGAGGCTCATCATACCGTCACCCACTCCGGCGCGGTGGCGCTGTAGGTCACCTTTGCCTGCACCTTCACGCGGATCGCTTCTTCGAGCGGTTCCTCACGCGAGAACTGCGTGATCGAGAAGTCTGCCTGCAGTCCCTGCGTCCCGGCCGTCGCCAGCGCGCCGTCCATGATCGCGAAGCCGATGGCGAGGTTGCCGAAGAAGGCGTTCTTGATCCCGATGAAGCCGGCATCGCTGCTGTCCCACACCATTTCGAACTCGACCGATCCCTCCTTGAGCGTGGCAACGGTCGCCTTCCAGCCGGCATTCGCACGCGTGGTGACGTCCGCCTCACCGGTCTCCAGCGACAGCGTCACGTCCTTCACGTTGGTCAGTTCGGTCCACGCCCCAGTCGCGGCGACGCCACCGGTCTTGAAGTAGAGCTTGGCTGCCATGCCGAGTTTGAGCGCCATACGGAATCTCCATGAGGTAGGTGAACGTCAGCGGACGGAACCACGCCACAGCGTGGGCAAGCGCGCTTGCTCGGCGGCAAACGCCGGGCGCATGAACGGCCGCGGTTGGTAGAACACCTGCCGAGGTCGGCCCCAGCGCACGCGAACGGCCGGACCGCCATACTCCAGCAAGGGTGGAACGCCCCGCTGCTTCTGGTTGAGAGCCACCGGTCCGATCACCACCGAACGCGCGGAAGGATCCCACGCGAAGTAGAGATGCTGGCGCAGGAGTCCGGTGTGGGCCGATGGCGGCTCACCGGGCGGAGCCGGATCTCTCCGTCGTTTCATCGACGTCCGCGCTCGTTGCCTGACGAACGCGCCGAAGCGCGACAGCACCTTCCGCTCAGCGGCGGTGGTCGCCGCCATCACCGCCGTGCGGTCGAAGAACAGGCCGCGCACCTGGTTCAGTGTGAGCCCGATCACAGCGCGACTCCGACGCCGGCGATGGAGACCGTGGCGGGTAGTACCGGTTGCTGGGCCGACAGGATCGCTGCGGAGGAACTCCAGATCTGCACCTGAAGGTCTTCCTGATTGATCAGCGCGCCCAGCCACGCGATCTGGCCGCTGTATCCGCTGAATGCTGCCTCGGCGATCACCTGCCCGGATTTCAGCACCCGCAACTGCCACGTCGGCGCGGGCAGCACTGGTTCCAAGCGCACGGTGGCCAACAGGTGGTAGACCCCGCGCATCGGGGTGACCCACCGCCACAACGGACCCGGTGTCACGCCTTGGTGGGTGTCGACCTCTCGCTGGGGAAAATCGAGCACCACCCACGTATTGGTCGGAATCGGCAGGCCAAGCATGGTCGTCGCTTTCACCTGTACCGACAGCGGCGAATTGCCGTCGATGGTGCCGATCGGTCCAGGTGGACCCTGAACACCGGGTGGTCCAGGAGGACCGGGTACACCAACACCACCCACACCGCCAACCGCGCCCATCACCATGTGCCACCCACCACGGTGACTCGATCACCCGCTTGGCCACGGACCTTGAGGTCCGCGAGGTTGATGCGCGGAAACGAGTGCCACTCGCCGGGCTGCCACGGCACCGGCTGGCTTTGGTCGCCGAGGAATTCCACCGGCGAGCTGTTTGTCAGCAGCGCGAGCACATCCACAGAGGCGACCTCCGTCGGCAGCGCACTCGCCGCCTGCCAGTCGCCCGTCACGGCGATCACGCGTTGGACCAGGTTGTTCATCAGGACTCCCAGGTGCGGTAGGTGAGGATCAGCAGCGAGGTGAACTGCCGCAGTTCGTTCAGGTGGCCGGGATCGACCAGCGGTCCATGCTCGGTCTTGACCCACGCCGCTTCTGGCGCGCCCGCCAGCCGGTGTCCCGCGAGGTGATCAGCGATCTCTTCGACTAGCGCGAGCAAGGGGTCGCCATCAGCGAGGCCATCACCACCGAGCCGTTGCTGTACCGCGACCTCCAGGCGGTGATCGACCTGGAGCAGGCTGCGGCTGATCGGCTCGGTGGTGCGTCCGGCCACCACCACGGTCACATGCAGGTCGGCCATCGAGGCCAGTTCCACGAGCGGCAGGTAGGCGCGCCGTGCGGTGAATGGACGGCTGAACGCCGTCGCGTTCAGGTCCGCTACGAGCGCCTCGGCGATCTGGGCGCTACCGCTCATCGCCGCTCCCCACCGCACGCAATGGTCGCGTGTTCGCACGACGATCGGGTTCCGCCAGGTCATGGCGCTCCAACCACGCCGCCATGCGCTCCATCGCCCGTGCATTGCGCTCCAAGGTCGCCACCAGCGTCTCGCGAATCCAGCGCTGCTGGCCTTCGATGGCGGTGGAGAGCCGGCGCTCACGCTGCCAGTCGCGCCACAGCACGTAGGCGACCACGACCCCGGCGAGGCCCCATTGCATCCAGAGCGCTGGCTCGTCGGCACCGACCGGGGCAGTCGCCGCGACCAACGTCACCATCACCGTCTTCGCCAGGCTCTCGATCACAGGACCTCCGTGGTCAGGTACTTGGTGTGGATGCGCAGGCAGCGCCGATGGGGATCCGACCAGCGCCACGGTGGCTCGCCGCCCGGCGCGAGGACTTCATAGGTGTGGCGCTTCCCGTCGTCGTCTTCGCTGATGCGGTCGCCGCGTTCCGGTTGCCCGAAGCCGGCGAAACTCGCCGCTGAGATGAGGTAGTCGCGCGCTTCGATGCGCTCAGTGACGCCCATGCCGACATCGAGGCGGAAGACCGTGCGCCCGATGGTGGCCAGGAGCACCGCCTCCAGCGCACCGCGCCGGTAGCGGATGGTGCGCGCGAGGAATCGCTCCCGCTGGCGATCGAACCAGTCGAGACCGTCACGCAGCAGGTCCACTCACCACCCCAGCAGGGCGCGCAGGGTGGTGTCGAGCGCAGTGAGCGGACGCACCAGGAGTCCGACGCGCGGTAGTCCGGGCGGCGCGCCACCACCGACCACGAGTTGGCTCACCGCCGGGTCGTAGAACACCGGATCGCCAGCACCGGCGACGCTGCCAGCCGGAATCGGCAGTGCGTAGACGCCGGTCAGCGCGATGCTGCCGAGCGTCCCGGCGGCGATCGCCCGGTGCGCGATACCGACGAGGGTGCCGATGACGACGATCGCGCCCTGCGGCACATCGGCGGTCGGCACGTGGTCGAGGAAATCGCCGTTCTGGATGAAGGTGGCGGACATGCTGGCTCCTGCCGGTGAGGCGGCGGTGAAACGTGGTGACAGACGCGACTGGCGCTGGCGTTACTCGCCGCGCGCCTTGACCCCGGCACGCGGGTCCTGCTTCGCCACGCCGAAGTCGTGGTAGCCACGCAGTTGGATGCCGAGCGTCGAGAAATCCGCATCGGCGGTTTCGATCACCGGCGACTCCTGGCCGTTGAGGAACACCACCTCGATGGCGGCGAGGTCGCTCGGTTCGGCGAGCAGGTACCAGGCCTTGGGCGACCCACCCGCGATCTTGGGATTGTCGAGGTACCGGCTCATTTCCAGGCGGTACTTGCCCTGGTGTGGATTGAAGACCGGGTACTTCGCGTTGGCCGTGGTCTCGCGGATCTCGACCGCCTTGATCAGTGCTGATCCGATGGCATTCAGCGCCGTGGGCACCAGCAGGATCGCCGGCGCGATGCCGAGCGGACGCCCGCTGCCGTCGACCTGCTGGTTGAAGGCGACCTCCGCCTTGGTCAGCCCGTCGATGGTCAGCGCCGTATCGACGCCGGTCAGCAGGTTCTTGTTCGCTGCCGAGAAGAACGCCGCGTGGTCGAGGAACGTGGTCCAGAACAGGTCATTCAGGCTCTGCCCCGCGCCGCGACCGAGTTCCTGCGGCACCGCGGTGATCGCCCCGAGGTCATCGTTGATGATGTCCCGGCGGTCGATCGCCACCAACTTGCCGTAGGTATCAGCTTGGTTGGTGAACTTCTCCTCGCCGAGCTTGCCGTGCTTGATCTCGCCGCCGGGAGCGACGCGCTCATACGTCATGTTGCCGAGCAGGCGGTAGCGCGTGATCTGCTTGAAGTCCGTCACCGGCGCGATGCGCGTGATGGTCCGCCACGTCGCTTCCGAGGACGTGAAGCCCGCGAGCAGGAACTTGTTGGCGACGTTCGAGAGGATGCCTGGGAGGTCGATCGACGAGAGGCCAGCGGCTTGCACCCCGCACCAGGCCGCGCGCAAGGCGGCGCGTGGATCATCATCGAAGTGGCGCACGCTCGCGCCGTTCGCCCATGCCGCTTCCATGATCAGGCGCTGGAGGCTGAGCTTGCCGCGGAAGCGTCGTTCGGCGGCATCCAGCACGCGTTCCTCGTAGACGCGCTCGGGAGCGGTGAAGCGACCGGCCAGCAGGCAGGCTGCTTCCAAGACCTCGCTGGTCACCTCGCTGTCACGCACGTGGACCGCTGGAGCCGCTGGACGGTTGGCGCGCAGGACCTCCAACTCCGTGCGCACCAGATCCCAGCCTTCGGCGATGGCCTTGGCGGCGATCGTCGGGTGGTTGCCGGTGAGCGCCCGCACGCCGGCGATGCGTTCGGTTTCCGCCGCGGCGGCGGCGCGCAGTTGGCTCACCGCTTCGGGCAACGCGGCCTGGACCGTGGGCTGGGCGGTCGCCACTTCCGACGCGGTGACGGTCGTGGAGGACGATTGTTCGGTGGTCGGCGTCGATGCCGTCACCGAGGGCGCAGCAGGAGCAGCGGTAGAAGTGGCAGGAGCGGGCGTGTTCATGGGCAAAACTCCGGAGGCGCTGGAGGTGGCAGTGATGGCGGCGCTGGTGTTCCCATCCGCGCCGAGGTCAACGAAGCTGATCTCACCGAGGCTGGCGCGGCGCACGACGTTGACGGGACCGACGAAGGCTTGGCCGTTCACGTGGACGGTCTGGCCCTCGCGCACGAACTCGTGTTCCTCCACCGACGCGCCAATCGAGGCCTGCCAGGGGAAGCCGTTCTTGGACGAGGCGACCACTTCACGTGCGGCGGCGGTGTCGCGCGACACCACTCCGGCGGCGATGAGCCGGCCGGCGTCCACGCGGATGCTGTCGGTGTGGCCGACGCCGAGCGCGGCGTCGTGACGGAGGCGGATCGGTCGGTGCTGGGCTGGGATCTTCAGCCCGGCGAGGTCGACGATCACCGGGTGCCGCCAACCCGCGAGGCGCATCGGTCCGCCGGTATAGGCGACCATGGTGAAGCGCGGGAGCGCCGGTCTTCCATCGGTGCCCGCCGTGGCCTCGATCCACGCCGGCTCGCACGCGAAGGCGACGAGGTCCTGCGGATCGCCGGGAGCCAAGACCGGAGCAGCAGCCAAGAGGTTAAGCAGCGCGGGCATCGACATCATCTCCGGCATCGGGGGCGGGTGGATCGGTGGGTTCAGCAGCAGGCGGTGCGGGCATCGCTGCCTGCTCGGCAGACAGTCCGAGTTCACGCATCAGCGCTGCTTCGCGCGCACGCTGGCGC